CTATGGGATAACCAGTTCGTTCATTTGCAATAAACCAAGGGAGCAAAAACTAAGTGCTAATTTATAAAAAGCATTCCAACGCAACTTGTAATAGGTGGCCTCACTCATCTCTAACACAAAGTGATAAATTTGATAATCGAATTTATGATCTTGCGATATATATCTTTCTTTAATTAGCGTTTGTTCTTGACTTGGTAATGTATCTACAACTTGTTCGATGACATCACAATACATCTTTGCATCGGCAAATTGAATGGCTGCATCGGCCGTTTGATCTACTACTTTATTCGTTGACCCGTGCATTCTCGCTTCGTAATTCGTAGTTAAAGATAGTTGAGGGACACGTTCCATTAACATGACCGTATGAAAAATCGTATATTTTTCGAAAATAGACTCAATGGCTCTTTGCGTTTTACGTTTATCTAACTGAGGCAACTCTATCATATTCATTTCATTCATCCTTCCTAAAGGGGTTGTATCATGATTATTTTCATTCAAAATACCACCTTATATCCAAGGTGGTAAACATACGTTCTCTATTTAAGAAGGTAACGAAAAGATAAAATGACGGCTTTTAAAACTTAAAAAAATAAAATAAATATCCTACATCATAGTGAAAGGGTACAATTGAAAGCATTCCACTCAACGTATCTCCTAGCTTTGCAAACCAATAAGAGTAAAGATAGATTATTACAACTGCGGGTAAAAGAAACGCAGTGTACTTTTTCATCCCATTCCCCCTTTAACTCTATTCCTTGTCTAGTAGCATATTATTATATACTTCAGTTAATTGGAGAATATGATGAAAATCTAATCCTTTTGATTGATTTACAAAAGATGTAAATATTTCATTGTATGCCGATATAATCTCTTCAAAGGCACTAACAGCATTATACCATTGCATGCTTTCAGTATAATCTTTTATTCCTTTATCGTGCTGACCTTGTTGTAAGTAATAGTAACCTCGATGCTGATAGTACTTTCCAACACTAATATATTTATACGGGGTATTGTGATTTGAGAGGGGGGATAAAAATTGTTTTCCTTTCTTAAACAAAGGCTCCATCGCTTCCAAGTCGTCACTTTTTTTATACATATCGAGAAGTGCATTCACAGCCGTAATTTTTTGTTTAGCAGATAATTGTTCTAAACACTGCTGCAGCATTGGCAGGGCAGCAGAAAAATTACCTTTCTTTTTCTCTATCAGCGCTTGCGTTAACTTCAACGCTTCATCTAAAAAGGTATATGGGTATTTTATGTTTTTCATTTCTCGTTCTGCTTCTTTAAAATCTTCTAAGTAGTAATAGCAATTCACAAGAGCGAGGTGAACGTTGGCTTTTAGTTCGGTATCTTTGGACGCGATATTCAGCCCTTTTTCACAAAAATGAATACATTCTTTATATTTTTTTATTGTAAACGATTGCAATGCCATTTTAAAATAAAACGTTACTTTATTGGTATCAGAAAGAAAGTTGATATAGTGCATGATCTCTTTTCCTTCTTGATAAGATGCTTCCATCTGTTTAAAATCTTGACGCTTAATCAAATAAATTTGCAATAAACTTTTGGCCGTGTACTCTGGTACACCTCTCGTACGTGCGTATTCTACAATGTATTCAAACAGCTTTAATTGAATCGATTTATCTTCCACTTTAATGGTGATGTTGTACAACTGCTCTAATGCGGAATACGTATCGAGTCTCGGATTTTCCAATATTTTTTCTGCTGCTTTATGTATGAGAATTGGATGACTTTTAATACTTTCCTGCAACAGTCCTTCTAAAACTTCTGGCCGTAACTCTAAGTCCAAATAATGATCAATAATTTGCTCAAGAGGAATGTTTAGTACTTTAGCAATGGGTAATAACGTTTTAAACTCTGGTTTCTTCGTATCACCTGTTTCTATTTTCCCTATTACTCCTTTTCTCGTTCCAACTATATCCCCTAGTTGATCTAACGTAAGACCAGCAGCATGTCTTTCTCTTCTAATCACTTCTCCTATCGTAGTATAAGTAAATGATGTCATTTATTTCATTCCCCCTTGACTACCGAATAAACCGTTACACTTTCAAATTATTACCATACAAATAAGGTCGGTTGAATAAACAAATGTACCTCTATATTATAATGGAAATGGGATGCAAGTGTAAATATATTCATATAATAACTATAAAAGGCTAAGTTTAAACTACAAGTTAATCTTGTACTATTTTTTTCTATGATATTTCATTGTATAAGGCGTTTCATCTTTCACCAATTTTTTGAGTTTCTTTGAAATACAAGAAAGGAAAACCCCTCCTATTTCAGAAAAAAGAGGGGTTGAGAAGTATGGGGGGAATGTATAGTATTTTTAAGTTTCTTTGTGATGGTGTGCTGGGAGATGTTTGAAGGCTGATGGTAATGTATTGTATGAACTTGTGCATACAAACTTATATACAAATCTATAACTGCTGTAAGATTTCAATTTCTCGTTTTGCTACTTCGATTTCTACTTGCTTTCTCAATGTACTTGCACTGTTGTCTGCTAGTGTTACGGCTTGATCGCTCACTTCTGCTAATTGCATGACGTTTCCCATCACTAGAATAGCGTAGTTTTTCACTAACCTTTGCTCTACGACGGTCATTGTATAACCCCCATTTCCATTAATAAATGTATCGTTTCTAATTCTCTCTGCGCTTGATCTATCTCTTCCTGAGCAGGTTGTAAGTGCTTGTCTAATTGTTCTTGTTCAATTGCAGTTTGTGATTTCCAATTTATTTTCCCCATGATTATACCTCCATCCACTGCGGAAATTTTTCCTCTTCGGTTGCGTTTGCACCAATATAGTGAAGTAAGGTGAGGGATAATGTGCCGTCTTTTCGCTCTGCGTGTCGTATCGGATTGACAGGTAAGCTCGTTTCTACCTCTTCCAATACGCCGTCTTCTATGCCCGTGAAGTCAAAAACATCGCTTTGCTCTTGGTAAGTGATCTCCTCTGGTGTTTGTTCAAGCGGTACTTTATGTGTAACGATTACTTTTTCGCCGTCAAACGTGTAAGACAGTATATGATCATGCCGCTGTGGGCTGTATAATATGTTCATTGGTGAGCCTCCTTATTTCCATTTTCCGATTGCAGTTAAGTAGATGTATCCTTTGGCGTCAAATAGTGTTTCTCTGGAGAGGGTTATCCAGTGAGTCAACTTATATATTCCTGCAAACGTTTTATGAGCATTATCCCAATATGTTGTATCTAGTACTTGACCTTCAACTTTATTTCCTAATAAACCCCATCCTAAACCAGAGATAGAAGTGAAACTTGCTGGAAACAACCACCTTTGAGTATAATAACTATTAAAATCATGTTTCACTCTTCTGCTGCATATTTGCGTACCATCTGCAAAGCGAACATATTCTCCATTCGAATTGCTATCGGATTCTACGATAGGGTAACTGTTTCCTTCGTGATACACTAACTGATTATCTACTCTTAAATTATGCCTGTACTTAGGAGGCGTAAACTCTACAATACTATCATTAATTTCAGTGTTATATACTTCTTCTGTTTTGGTATTAGAATATTTGATCCATTTTAGAAAGTTACTATTTACTCCGTAAATACTTTCTCCATGAAAATAAACTTCTTGAAATTCCGCATCACTCCAAAAAGTATCTATGCCTAAGTATCTTATTCCTTCGTAATCGAATTCAACTAATTTCGCCTTTCCATCAACAGAAAATGAGGTAGAGGCATGTGTAATGATTGAACCTTGGTTATATGATTTTGTATATCCAGATTGTGTAATGACTTGTGCGCTTACAGAGTAAGGATATGATTTTCTGGAAAAATAAAAAGTACCAAACACTGTAGCGATTGGTGCTGAATTTGATTCATCTGATATTCCTATAGGTTGAAGGATAATCACAGCTTTTTGATATGAAGTCCATCCAGAAGGTGGCTCTAACTTTTTCCTAAACAACTTCCCATCGTGCAACTCCTTCAATGCCCCCTCTACTTCGTTAGCGCTGAAGTTATTACTTGTATCGGCTATGGAAGTGTTGGCTGCGCTTGGTTTTAGCACGTCATCTTCGGTGAGGGTTTTCACCCATGCAGACCATGCACCTTGATGGTAATATCTCATGTACAATTGACTACTATCTTGATGGGATATCGCTACTTGTGTACGTTCTTCCCCTTCTTGCTGTGATCTGTACGTTCTAATGTACCATTTTGCAGTGCTTGGACTATGTTGATGATTCGTTAACACGTACACTTCTTCCGTCGTGTTTGGATCAATGGGATTGAGCTCATTCTCTACTGCTCTTTCCTCTATTTTTTGTTCTATGCTATCTGCTTGCTCTTTTAATTTGTCATCTATCGTATCCCAATTTGGATTGATCGCTGTAATATCTGGTGGGCTATCTGTTAATTGTATTTTATTCAAGTTGTAATGTGTGGTTTGTTTCATTTGTTGCTTGCACTCCTTTCTTGCTTTTCGTCTATTTCAAACTGTTGAAGAAGTTATATGGTGATAATATTTTTCAATGCATCCCATGAGGTTATCGATTTCACGGTCTCCCAGTCTGTAAAACTATCATAAATATCTTCCCACGTTGAAAAATATTTAATGACCAATAATTTGATATGCGCTGGGACGAGCGGTTGTAATGCTCTTTGGATATCGTCATATTTATAGTCCACGTTATTATCTGGACTTAATACTTGAACCTGCAATAATGCCTCATTGGCATGAGGATGATTTAATTCGTCTGCACTAAAAAAGGTTACAACGCATTTACTGCCTGTAACCGTGTGGACGACATTTTTTATCGCTTCCCCATTTAATTTTTGCCCTTTACGCAATAAAGAAAGCAAATATGTTTTTCTTTGCTCTAGCGTACCTTCACCTTTAAACTTTAAAAAGTTTTCGAGGCGTGTAATTTTCCCTTCGCTTGCTGTTACTATGAATATATCTTGCAGGGCTTGTTCTTGGTGCTGCTGTAGCTGGTCTATTTCCAGCCCTTCTGTATCAAATAGCACGTTAAATTCGATAACATCGTGCAAGTAGGGTGGTAAGTAGGTAATGAGGTCCTTTTGCTGTTTGTTGCTTCCTTTTATATACTCACTCATGTATTCACCACCGTTAGATTAACACTGTTTAGTATCGGAATTTCTTCATCATGTAAGGCAACATCAGTGGCAGTTCCGTTTATTTTTAAATCCTGCATATCTGCGATGTTTGGGCTGTCTAATATGGCTACAGCGGTGCGCATGTAGCTGACACTATGTTTAACGAAAGTGATGCTGGCTAAGTAATCGGAGATCATTTCCTCTACTCCTTCTGCCTCACTGTACCCCGCTTCCAGTGTAATCGTTCCTGTAATGTCGATTGGTTTTTCTATTCCTGTTGCGACGGTTACTTTCGCTCCTATGGGTGCAACACCATTTCCTAATCCTTCTGCGTTCGGGTCTAAGTATTGCTGCACTTCGTTAATTAACGTGCTGCTCGCTGGTTTATAGTCTCGATCTGTGATGACGACTTTCACCGTGTTACCTCCGCTCCAAAGCGGAAATACTTTGGCTGCACCGACATCATCAAAGCGCTTCGTCCATTGTTCATATTGAGCGATATTACCGTCTTGTGGATGCTGGATGATTTTTTCTCTGTTTCTCTCTCGTAATGCATCATCGGATTCTTCTTCCACTCCGTTTGTGATAATAGCTGTTATGGTTGCGGTTTGTAATCCTTCGATGTACTGGAGTGGCAGGATGGAACCGAGATACGTATTCCCTCTTTCTCCTTCTTGCTCGCACTGTAATGTATATTCAAAATCTGCTAGTTTCTCTAGCACGATGTACGTATTGTTTTCCCCGCTAAAACGAGATTGTAGCGGCACATCCATGTTGAACACGCCTTTTACGATCGCTTTCGTTGCTGGTTTTCGAAATGTGCCATTTTGGTAGCATAGTTCTGTTAGCATGTCCCCTGTTGCGGTGTCTAAGGCAACGTTATCTTTCCATATGTCCAGTTGGTTGTACATTTCTACAAGTTCCACCGCTACAGGCGCTAGAGCATCGTAGATGATAGATCCTTCTCTTTTGTCCACGTCATTAGGCACGCTTTGCAGCATGCGGGTAAGTAATGCTTCGTATGTGATTGGTTGTTGCATCGGTTACTTCACCACCTTTTGCTGTTTTGGGTTTGTTTATCGTTTCAATCTGCATTTTCTAGATATGTTGTAGAATGATTTAATTACTGTACAGGTAACAATCTTGACGGATAGCTACGACTATGTTGCATAGCGTATGACATGTAAAGTTCCAAATTCAACTAATTTTTTTTAGAGGTGATTTTAATTTATAGATGATATCAAGCAAAATTCACTTGCAAATGAATCTATCATAATCAACTTTTACGTATTGGTTTACTACTCCGTTAATATTTTTTTACCTTTAAATGTAATTGAGTCTTCTGTAATTTTTAAAGTTTCAGTATCATTAACCACAACTTTAACGTAATCTTCTGCTCCCGGTCCTGTCCCATTTATTTCGATGTAGTCATTATCATCGTTGCCACCATAAATTCTTCCGATATTCACATCGGTTCCATCTCCCTTTTGCAAAGTTATTGCACCATCGATTAATCCACCAGCTTCAGTTAACACTTTATTTTCCCCAACGTATGCGTTTTGTACTGAATCCTTAGTGCTGTCCCAAACTTTTGTTAACCCTGTAACAGATGTAGGATCTTCTTCTATCCATTGCTCTATTCCACCTACCCAGTTGTATGTAAAGGTGCAAAACGCACTATATGGAGGCGTTTTAAAATAAAGCCAGTGCCAATCACTTTCATCTTTATAAATTTGAAACTCAAAGCCTCTTCCGTCTCCCATGACAAAGAATAAAGGAATTATTGCATGCCTTACTCCAAATGAAAAATGAACAATAGCCTGATCTGTTCCGGCAGCTCCAAAATCGCATTGAATATTTGCCATCCCTGAAAAGTTTGTTATTTCTGATGAATCTATAGGATTCTTATTTTGAATTCTTCCAATTTTAATCCACCTAGGAGTACCTGAAGTTCTGTCAAATTCTTGTGCAAGGTCACGTATCTTATAGGCGTTATGAATTTTCAAAGCACCTGTCATTGTATCCCCTGACTTACTTACACTTGCATTTTTTGCATTTGTTTCTGCCGCATTTGCTTTCGCTTGTGCCCCTGCTGGAGTTTCTTTTGTATCATGTAGCTCTTTCAATGCATCTTCAACGTTACTAGCTTGAAGGTTGTTCTCCCCATCTACTATATTTATATTCTCAGCTGTGTCTTGTTCGGTAATGAATTTCGTCCAACTTGTCCAGTTGTTATAGTAGTGCCTCATATGCATTTCATTACTGCTTCCGTGATACCTTATCGCTATTTGTGCTTTGTTATTATTAGAATCACTGTTGAAATATGTTCGGATGTACCAGTATATACTTGGTTTAGGAGCGTTGTTGTGATTGGTTAATATATACGGACATGTGGTGGTATTGGGGTCAATTTGATTATTTTGATCGTATGCTGCTTCCTTGCTGACACTATCCAGCTTTGCATTGTCTTCCGCATTACTCGCTGCTGCATCTGCATAGTTTTTGGCATCTAGTAATGCTTGATCTGTTTTTGCTTGTGCTTCTGATGGGGTTTCTTTGGCATTCCACGTTGTACGTTCTTCTTCTGTAAGATGCAGGCTCTGATCTGCTTTGTGTGTGTCCAATTCCGTTTGTGAGGCTGCATTTTGATCAACAATATCCCAATTTTCGTTAAATGCTTCTCTTTTTACATATTCATTGCTGAGTGGCTTTTTTATTCCTAGTTTCGGTGTTACATCTGGCATTGTTCGTTACCTCCGTTTAATAGATTTTATTTTGTTACATACGAAGGTAACGAACGGCAAAAATTATACCCCTGTTTTTAAAATTTTTTTGAGGTGATTTTGAGTAGAGGTATGATTATGAGATTGAGTGAACTTCTGTTATGTTGGTTTACATGCTTACTTGATAAACTAAACGGCTTTTTTTGTTGTTTCACCTAACTCCTTCAGCTTTATCACAAAACCTGTGCTATCAGTTAGCCCTTGTAGGCTTGTTTCTAGCCTTGCCAACCTTTTTAGCATTTGCGTTTGTTTTTCCAATCTCGCCCTTGTTTACATAGAAATCCCCGACATCGTGCCAACGGCGAGTAAATATAAGACTCTCGTAATCGTCTATTTCCGCAAGTATTTCAAGTTGCGGTGTTAGTATACGTATTGGTTTAATCGGCTGTCAACTCTTTCCTCCTTACCCTCTTTTTTTTGCTAAAATTTGAACACTAACGCATCTATATCCGCTTTGAAACTAATTGGTAAATATGAATCGATGCCAAAAGTTATATCTTTATCTTTAATCCCCTCTTGCGTAAATATAGTGTCGTAGTATCCGATCAAATCAGAATCATTTTCATCATCTTCATAGTAGAAATTACCTATTAATATCATTTTATTTTCAATAATAAATATTGTAAAACTTTGGAAAATGAAGTCATCTTCAAAGCGGCATAGTGTGTATTTTTCGTCTCCGACTTTTATTTTTATCCGTGAAGTATTGTTTGATTCATGATTTACATATCCTCGCCTTTTTGAAATACGGTACATGTTTCCGCTTAAAGTACCCGACTCCTTTGCCGAAGACAACACAAAATTATAGATCGTATACCCTCCTGTGATTGTAAAAATTTCATGAAAATCATCATCAGTTATAGTGGTTTGGTTGACGTAAATACCTTGTGTTGTTGGCGTGCTTTGAAGTTGATTCAATCCGCTTATTACTGTTGCCAACTCTTGAAAAGTATCGCTACCACTTGCCGTACCTCCTGCGTCAGTAATGGCGGTAGCGATTTTACTTTTCCCATCACTGACAGAGGTCTTTAAATCATCTAAGCTGTCTGTTCCATTGTTCCATGTTAGGTTGCCTTTTAGATCCACAGTGTCTTTGTTGTGGGAATATTTCATTACCCAAGTATCGACACCAGCATCACGTCTAAAAAACGTAACGTGATCCATAGGAGCATCAGTTGTGACAGGGTCACCATCTCCGTTATATTCAAACCCGCCGCCGTACGTTTCAGATTGACCTACATATACCCTCCCTGTTGATTGAGCATCTCCGTGCAAAGCTAGTGTTGCATTACCAAAGTTTTGCGCTTTTATCGTCACCATTGTATTTGTGCCTGCATCAATTGTTAAATTACCTGTCACCGTGCCGCCTGTTTTAGCTAACTTTGTTGTATCTGCGTATGTTTTCGCACTTGCTTCTGCGTCATTCGCTTTAGATTGTGCGCCTGTTGGTGTTTCTTTTGTGTCGTGTAATTCTTTCAACGCACCTTCTACGTCCGTAGCCGTAAAGTTGCCCGCACTGTCTCCTATAGATGTGTTCTCTGCTGTAGGCTCTATAACATCATTCTCCGTAGTAACTTTTGTCCACGCTGACCACGGATCAGTTTCATGCTTGTTCCGCATGTACATCTCATTTCCTTCTTTGTATAGCGTAGCAATTTGCGCTTTATTACCGTTAACATTGAAGCTGAAATGAGTTTGTATATAGTAGTATGTGTTACCCGACACATCTGGTGTGTTTTCATGCGCTGTCAAAATCAACGATTCTGTTGTAACGTCAGGATCAATTTGACTACCGTCATCATTTTTGAACTTTGCCACTCTCTGATAAGATGACTCCACTGCATTCGCTTCTGCCTGATCCGCTTTAGCTTGTGCGCCTGCTGGCGTTTCTGCCGCGTCTGCTGTGGCCTGTGCCGTGTTGATCTCTGTGCCAATGTCGTTCATGTCGGTATGTTGTACCGTTTCCCCTATTTCCCAATTTGTCTTTGCCATTATGTGACCTCCTTCATTAATAATGTGTGCAGTAGCAATGTATCCGCGGCAATCTCTACATTCACCGCATTGGAAGACAGCACGTTATCGGCATCATCCTTCAAATCGATCTGCGTGATGCTGCTCACATCAGCTGCGGGGACAATATAGTTCATTGCCAGCATGCCGTCTGTTACTTGCTTGACTTCAAAATCCGTTATTTCATAGCTATCATTGAGTACTACTTTCGCCGCTCTCCCATCTACGTAGTTGGCGACATCGTGTAATAAAGTAGCGCTAATCATATGACGACCTCCTTATTGCTGAGGGTGATGAAAGCTTGCTCGCCAAGCTTCCACTTCCCTAGTTCATAATTCCATGTGATCGTTTGCTTTTCTATTGTTTCTTCTATTCCAACGGTATCCCCTAGCGATGTATTTTGTTGGTAAACCATATTCGCTGGTTTGATGGTATGGACGGTATGCTGTACTTCTCGAAAGATCATGCCATCTTCAATATTGGTCGTCACATACAATATAAATTGTTCCGGATCGATGGAAACGATGGTCACTCCTTCTCCTACGAGAGCGTCCAATTTATGTTGTAAAAAACGCAACGTAAACGGTGGTTTCGTCTGGTAACGATGTAAAATACGCTTTCTACGAAAATCAATGTCTTCTGTTGTAGGATCAGCTTGGATGTCTAACACGACTTCCCTTCGCTTCAATGCCTCTTCACTAGCACTCCATACAAATTGATCGTCAAATCCCCGTTGTATCGCTTGCTCCAACGCTTCCATTTCCATCGTTTCCGCCTGATCGATTTCCATCATTTCTATAATATCTTGATAGAAAGGCGGTAGTTTGTTTAAAATACGAGTACTCATGTGATGTTCACACTCCCTAGCATCGGGATTTCTTCTGTATTTAACGTCATATTGCCACCATCATTAATGGTTGTACCGTTGACATCGAGCACACCTTTTACAGTTAAAATGGCAGCATCGATAAGGGATACACGAACGATGAGCTGCTTTTCTGCTGCCCATTGCTTTCGCAACGTCTCCAAGTATTCGTTTATCGCATATTCCATACTTTCTGTGACTTGTCCTATCGTTGTGCCTTCGTTTAACGTTAACGTCGTCGACACATCGATGGTGACAGGGGATACGCCATAAATGGTAACGACATGTCCTATCGGGGCGATGCCGATGCCTTTTCCTTGATCGTCTCCTTGGTTGCCTAGTGGATCTATAAACGTTTGTACCTCTTGGATCAACGATGTGGATGGTGCTTCATAGTCACTCGTCATGATCGTACATTTCACGGTTCCTCCGCCATTCCATGTGGGGAATACTTTTACCCCGCCAACACCGTCAAGGTTGTTGATACTCTGCATGTAATCGGCAATATTTCCGCCAAAAGCAGATTCCTTCACGACAGAGAAAAATCGCTCTCGCAGGGCTTCGTCTGTTTCTTCATCTTCCCCAGGGATTAAAATATCGCTCAACTGAGCGCTTGCTAATCCATTCATATATTGTAGCGGGATCAACGTGCCGAAATGTTGATTTCCGACCTTCCCGGTCGTTTCGCATTCTAGTTCGTATTCCCCCACCGCTATCTTTTCTATGACGACATAATTCACTTCTTCGAGCGAAAAACGGCTGCCAATAGGAACATCCCATCCATTGCCTGTGCTGTCTTTGAACTCACCTTTTCGTATGGCCTTCGTCGCTTCCTTACGACTCACTCCAAATTCCGCAGTACGACGAGACAAATAATCTCCATTCGCACTATCTGCAAAGCTCTCCTGTTGCATCGTTTCCAGCTGAATATACATTTCTTGCAGTTCTACGGCAGCAGGGGCAAGGGCATCGTAAATAATCGATCCTTCCCGTTTATCTACGTTGTTTGGCACAGTGTCTAGCATCCGTTGCAATATATTTTCGTACGTTGGTGTTTGCTGCATTACAATGTCACCACCTTTTCTGCCTGTATATTTCCTACCTTCGTATGCACGGTAAAAGAAATGTGCACGTCTTTTTTATGACTAGAAAAAGAAAAAGCATCGACACTCGTGATACGTTCATCTTGTGTCAATGCTTCCGTTATTCTTTGCTGCAATACAGGATATACGTAGGATGACGGTTTGCCAATCAAATCTTGCCATTCAAAACCGTAGTTCCATGAATAGATGACATAAGCATAGCGTTCCGTATTTAATATTTTGTAGATCGCTTGTTTCATCGCCTCTTGCTCATCTGTATATCCGCTAATGCGAGTGTTCGTTAGCTTATATGTTTTGGTTGGTTGTTGCAGTATGCGAAATGCAGTATCTTCTTGTATGACTTGATTGATTTTCGGTATCATGGCTTCACCAACTTATTTAATACAATGTATTGCTGTCCGCCTTGCATGCGCATGAGCATCACTTGATCACCTACTATGAGTCCATGATGGACTTTGTATAATTTTTTTGTTTCATTCCCAATTTCATTTTCTGTCGTCATGTACACTTCATGGTCGATGACGTTATTCGTCAGGAATAAAAAATCTTCCTGTAGCGTTAATCGTTGTTCGATGTTAATTTCAAGCGGGCTAGTGGATGTGACCGTTCCATACATGAATTGGACGAGACTTGCTTGGTTCATCGTGTCTTGGGTAATTTTCTTTACCATTTGCAGTAAATTATTAGCCACGGATCAGCCCTCCCCTTAACGTCAAGTCCATGACGTGCTGACTGTCTTTGAATGTGTGCTTTACTTTGTCCACGAGCATATAGTTTTGCAGGGAGATGTCTCCTAGTTTAGGCAAATGAATGATGACGCTGGACCCACCACGTACTCTGATGTCGCCTATCGCATGTTGAATGGATAAGGAACGCCGCTTTTGATTGTGCAGTTTATTTAACGCCTCCACCTTCACGATGCCATTTTCATCTGAATCTATCTCTTCATAGTACTGAAGCAGTCCCCATTCATTCTGCTTTACTTTGTCTTCAACGATAAAAATTTCTGTTCTGCCTTTTTCTTCGTTTTTCTGTGATAATTTAATGCGGTTGTACGTGTCTTTATCAATAGAAGAGCTATAGTTGAAGTTCTCTGCGCTACCTTCTCCGATGACCACATTCAGCTTCATCGATTCGATGTTTCGGAGTGTTATTTTACCGATATCATCGTAGAGGACATACACGTTACCACTATGCTGTGTCGTGAGATGCAGCGCAGTCTGAATGACATCCATTAACGTTGTATTTTCTTCGACCCTAACTGGAATAACGAAGCCTGTATCTTCAATATCTCCCGCTTGCAGTACAAAATCTGCGGCCAGCTTTTGTATCACTTCGCTGGCCTTTTTATTTCGATATACCATCGTATCTTTGTTTTTCAAATATCTCAGCTGATCATATGCGGTAACGGTAATAATCTGATTTTTATCCCGCTTTTTCGTAAACACAAAACCGTTAAAAATCATAGTATCGTCTACGCTAAAAACAACGTTGTTTCCTTCTTGAAAGTTGACAATGCCATCCGCCAACACTTTAAATGTCAGCTTGCCCGGTGTCCCCATACGATCTGTTTCCCACGTGACGCCTTCTTCAATGAGCGGTTGATACGTTTCACCCTCATTTGTCATCAGCAGCTGTAATTTAGGCAAAGCGGATCACCTGCCCTGGATAAATGAGGTTGGCATTTTTTATGCCATTTAACGAAGCTATTTCTTTATACTTCGCCCCATCTCCGAGTTCTTTTTTACAAATACTCCACAGCGTATCGCCAGCCTGCACTGTATAGGATGCTGCGGGTTCTTTCGCTGGTCGCTGTTCTTCTAACGTGGCTGTCGGTGTGCCATCCTCATCTTCAGGCCCATTTTTCACCAAAATCGTTGCGTCTTGGCGGTACTCTTTCAATTTCACACTAATGATAATATCGAAGCCGTTTTTCGCGTCTTCTTTCCACGTGTATTCTTCCAAGGATACTTGCATGATGTTATCGAATAACGGCTTTCCTTGTGGTGTTTGACGAACATACGTAAATGGAAAAGGCATCTTATTTTGTTTTAGCGCTTTAAAATGTTCCGTATAGTACGTTTGATCTTTGAATCCATCCGGATATACGGCAAAAGGATACTCCGTATGCGGAATGAGCGCATCGAACGTAATTTCGGAAAGTCCCGGCGTTCGCAACAAGTTGATCTCCCCTGTTTCCAGCATGGAGACCGTTTTATTTTCGTTTGCAATTTTTAATGTGAACTTGGAAGGGGTAACGGGTAGTTGTACTTCATTTAATGTCATCACATACATTACTCATACACTCCTTCCGCTGCGACGGCCATCGCTTCGCCCATCTGTTCTTCGATATGCCTTACGACCCCATCGATATCCAGATCGCTATTCACTTGCAGTTCATTCTTCATATCTAACTTCACTTCCGCAGTGGTAAAGCGATTAATCGCATCTTGCTCTGCCACTTCCCGTAAATATTTAATCTCTTCCGTGTTCAGATCCATACCATCTCGCATGCCTGCGGTGTTTTGATCGATATTGCTTACACTACCCGAAAGATCACCGCCGCCAAAATCGCCAAACGGTTGATTTAATGGATCATCAGGAGGAGCTTCTGGACCTTTTTGTAAGTCCTCTAGTCCAAGGGTGCTTTTAATGGCATCGATATCGAATGACTCTATGCCATTCGCAGCAGCGTCAAATGCACCTTCAATGCCGTCTTGTATGCCTTCCTTAAATTGACTTGTGTCTATTTTACTCAGCTCTAAGTTAATTTCGCTGTCCAAACCGATAAAAGAACCGATGGCATTCACGACTTTGTTTACCCCTTCTAGAAGTAAATTCACGATATCGATAAAATCGTTGTAAAATCCTGCCCATAAATCGATCATAAAACCGACGACTTTAGCCGTAATGTCTCCTAGGAAGCGGAACGTATTGGCGAAAAATTCACGCACAGGATCGCAAGCAGCAATGAGCGCGAGAAAAGCCAAAATAAGACCAACGACGAGACCGATGATCAAGCCGATTGGATTGAGTGACATGATCGTGTTCATCGCTTGTTGCGCCACTGTAGCGATCATGACTGCCGTCCTATATGCAGTAATTGCTGCGACAATGCCCCATATGATCGGACCGATAACAGACCAGTTATTACTAAAAAAAGTAGCTACCGCACTTGCCATCTGTGCAACAAACGTCAATGCAGCTCCTACCATTGCTAAGCCAATTCTGACACTCTCCATCATTTGCACAGCCGACTCTGAATTAAGCCAAGTTGAAAATAGCTGAAAAGCAGGCTGCAACGTTTCAATGAAATAATTTTTCATACTTTGCACAACATCGCTAAACGTGAGCGGTAACTGTGCGAACTGGGCATTAATTTCCTCACCGGAGAGGAGCATCGCATTTTTCATCACTTCGGATGTCATCGCTCCTTGTTCTGCTAAATGGATGAGCTGTTCCCTTCCTACTCCCAATGCGTTAGATAGTGCATCGGCTAATAACGGTGCATCGGTAATGAGACTTGCCATGAATCCCCCACTCATACTCCCGTTAGCCATGTCTGTAGTCAGTTTACTCATGATGCCAGACTGTTCCCCTGCTTCCATGCCCGCGATACGGAATGATTTTGCCGCCAGTTCAGCAAATTGTACCATTTCATCCTGATTACTAAAGGCATCTTTTGCCGATGTTCCCAGATTGGCGACTGTATTTGCAATGTCTTGATAAGGTACACGAGCCTGCTGTGCCGACTTAAAAATGCTGCGATTCATCTGCTCTAACTGTGCTTGATCGCCAGTAATTAAACCCAACCTTCCTTGAATTTCTGCATATTGGTCTGCCGCACCGACAAAAGAGTTTAAGCCTGCTTTAATGTTTTCTTTATACGCACCCATACTCTTTGCAACTTCTTTTGCATTATCTTGGGATATTTTTTTAAACTGCTCTATTTTTTCTTTTGTCACGTTCGCCGCCTCATTGAAAGCAGAGAACGTCTTCATGGATGATTTTATGGTAGCGATAATTTCCACCTACCTTCTGTATAAAATAAGATAACGACTGGCAAAAAAGTTTACAACATTAGTTTACATTTGCAAACTTCCATGACACATTTCGTTATCGTTTGTATAAACAAATCCATACCACATACATAGCTAAAAAAAGATAGACTACCGTGACGGCATCTATCTTTTTCGCTTGGATTTATTACTTTGTTTTTTATCGTTTTCTAATTTGATTTGAATGGAAGCAGCAATAAATGCTCGCTCTTCTCGAGATTGTTGCATATATTTTGCAGGCTCCCAACCAAACTTGTGAAGGCAATAATACGCCATATTGGCTTCAAAATCACCTTCTTTAATTAGTTTTTTGCTTCATCTACCATGTCTTCCATACTGACTTCGAAGCCATTGACCTCTTGAATTTTGTTTAAGTATTCCGCATATTCTCCGGGTCTCAGCATCGTTTTTAACAATACGTCCGCACCCATTACGCCATAGCTATTTTGCACTTCCGTATCGTTCAAGTTAGGAAATACGGTGCATTTTACTGCAAGTTTACCTAAATATTTGTGGTAGTCCGTCTCCTGCGTATACTGTCCTCGCTTACCTGGAACGGGTACTTTATGTGTACAAGATTTACGCAACACTTCGTCTTCTTCCGATGTAATACAACGAATTTCCCATTCCATTGGCTCGTTATGGTCATCTACAAAACGCTTAGATGCCACAAACGTGATACCCTCATTTTGCACTGCATTTTGCGCTAAAAACGCACTTAAATTACTCACAAGATCACCTGTCCTTTATATTTTATATCGCTTGTAAAGATGGTCTCATTCTTTGATGATCCCTGTTCAAGCGATGAAATTTGTTTAGTTTCTAACGATGTGAAAAAGAAACCAAGCGTTGTTGACTTGGTTTCTTTTTCTAAACCCGTTGAATGAACGTGTTCAAACTTATTACAACTTACCCTTTCTACTATTACATACCAGGTAAATTTGTAAATTTCGTCTGTATTTCGAAATCTTCGAATGTAAATTCCATTTCTTCATCTAAATACTCTGCATCTGCATCAAATTTAGCAAGGACACCACCGTTCATATTGCATCCTTTTAAGAAAACCGTTTGTTTGCCAACGGAAGATGTTGGGTCTTCATTCGTAACTTTAATATCAAAATACATATCTTGTCCTGTTTCTTTATAGTTATATAACAATTCACGGAACAGGGATGTATTATAGTGGAACGTGGCAGAACCAGAACCTGTCCAGCCCGTAGATTTATTTCCTTTACCCGTTTTCCCTAAAATCGGAACTTCGCTTTTTGTCTTTTCTATTGTTGCTTCCAAGTTAATTGCTTGCATAAAATTATACGTATTTCCATCTAATGTAATATAGCATTCTGCTAAAGAAGCGCTCACTGCATCTCTTGCACTCATCGTATTTGCCATCTTTTATTCTCCCCTTTTTTATGATTCTCGAATGATTATTGCACGACGACGGTCATATAACATTTCGTCATGGCTGCTGTCGGTGTAATGGAGTTGGATACGGAAATCGATTTTTTATCCGCTCCTTGTTCCACTACGATATCTTCTGCTTGAAATGCTTCAATCGCATTAATATTTTGCAATTGTTTAAAGTACGTCACTAATTCATTCCAAAACAAGCTTCTGCCTGTATCATTGTTTTGTACTTTTCCTAGATACTGCTGGTTAAACAACACCGCTGTATCGTTCGCCACTTGATCTAAGACGCGTACCACTTGATTGGAGCTGAAATCTTCGTTTTTATCCGGTGTAACAGAAACGAACGTATTAATATCGTCTAGGATGTTGACTTTATCGCCCACTTTATGGAATAAGAACTTCCCTTCTTTTAACCCTTTTGCCAACTCGCTTTGCGTGTAATCCACATCGATGTCGTATTCACCATCGTAAGTTGTATTACTATTGCTTTGGTTGATGGCACATGCTGCTGTCACACCTGCTGTCCAATACACAAGAGACGCAGCGTTCACTTGCTCACCCTTCACCGTATTTTCTACCGAAATGACGCCTTCATGGTCAGCCGCTGAACGGTATACGACTGTTTGGAACTTAATGCCGTTCTCTTCTCTCATGCGTTTTGTATATTCCACGAAAAGACTAATAATCGCTGGTGTTGCGCTCGGACAAGCTAATGTATTGAACGCATATGCTTCCGCTTTATTTAAGAAAGTTTGATAGTCGTCCGCATCAACTGCCGCTTTATTTGTACCTCCTTCTAAAGTGATACCCGCAGATGCAGTCGGTGCACCCGTTCCACTAAACATAACGTAGTCATTATCTACTAATGCATCGATGGTAGATACGATTTGTGTATCTACTTTTTTCGTATCTACATACGTACTCACTTCAAATAATGTGTTGTCGTCTGCATTTTGCACAATACCAACTTTCAAGTGGTTTCCGCGCACACCACTGTGCTTTGCAGTTATCGTTACAGACCCTTCTGTTTTCTCTGCCTTTGTTCCACCGTTTAAGCGATAGAAATATACCGTTTTCGCGTGACGCAGTACTTCACGAATAGGTTGTAACTGCGGTGCATCAGGTGAATAACCAAATAGCTTCATCGCTTCTTTACCGAAATCTGCTGCTTCTAATGTGACGATATCATCTGCAGCACCCCAATCTAGCGATAAAGGCATTGCTACATAACCTCTCTCACTTAATGTTGCAGATGCTCTTGCTGCACTTACAAAATTAATATACGATCCTGGTAAACTTTTATTTTGAGTTAAAAATGTTCCTCCACCAAGTGCCATATGTTCTCACTACCTCTCATTTTTTATGTGTTTTGTTTTCCAACGTATGGTCATTGCCCATACGTCCAGACTACTTACTGTTCACCACATTGTTCCACTCTACTTGTTCCATCGGTGTCTGTTCTGCTTCCTCTTTTTGAACTTGAACGTGGTAATCTACTAGAAAATGCAATACATCATTTTCTGTTTTGTGATTCATCTTGCTTGCAGTAAAACCTTTTCCATCGATCACAAGCATCTCCAATGTGTCGTACAATGTATCGACGGTATCGTACATGTCCTTGTTTTTCATATTTCCGTATGGAATATATTGAATAGCTAGTGCTTGTTGTCTGTCGTATTGCAGCTTCTTCATTCGTCTTTGCGAAGAGGACAGTACGGTAATAAAAAAACAAGGTTCTGTTAAACCTTGCGGGATGTCTTCTGTATAGATTTTCATCTCATCACCGAAATCTACTGCTAGCTTTTCCTTGATCGCATCCACCATACGATTGAGGATCATGGTCATCTCCTCCTAAACTATCAACCTACTTGTACTTACTTTCATCCACTTTAATTTACTTATGATTACTTCTTCTTACTTCTTTTTGCTTCTTCTTTCTACTTTTCTTTCTTAGCTCTGTGACGTTAGGTTCTCGCCCAACGCCTGAATCAAACCACCCCTTTCAACAAAAAAAGAACTCTCTGCAAGAGAAAGTCCTTAACGTGCATTTTATGAATAAAAAAAGACGAACGGTCATGGAACAAAGGATCACTTTTACGATGGACGTGCATTCCCGCTTACCTCTGTCCTTTTCTTTTCATGTTACTATATTAACACCGTGAAAAATAAATCTTCGATTGTTTTTCTTTCATTTTTCTTTACTTTTTCTTTTATTGCACTTTATATATGTGCCGCTGCACGGATGGAACGTGTAATAAAGCGTATTTGCTGTGTATGTGGTCCACTGCGTTCAATGGATATAGCAGCTCTTCTGTCTTATGCTCACGTGAAACTTCCTTAGCATCAGTATTCGTCTTGTTAGTGGCTTGTGGTGTGCTGTTTTTACACTGACCTGCTATATTAGAAGATGACGCTTTCATCATTAAATCCCTCCTTAGCATTCTCATTCACCATCTTTTTTCTGTATAACGATGGGGGTTTTGTAGCGATTTTTTTCCTATACATGGATGGATTTTCTCCGACGATTTTCTTGAATATTCTAGCGAAATGACTAAGGTCATTGTATCCTACAGCGTAACAAGTGTCGGTGACACTTTCCCCATTTTGCAGCAGCTCTTTCGCCTTCGCAATTCGCTTACCAATAATGTATTCTTTAAAACCACGACCAACATTTTTTTGAAACATTCTCGAATAGTGACAGCGACTAACATAAAAACGAGATGAAACTTTATCTAACGACAGCTCATCATCATATAAGTGTTCCTCGATGAAGTTTAAGGATTGATTGAAAAATGAACTTTTAACGGATGGTTCAGCGTAAGTTTCTACTGAATCAATGATAGACGTAATCATAAATGAGAGAAAATGATGTTTACCAGAGAGAACAATGAGCGATGAAGATAGCGACTGAATATCTTCATGAACATGAGGCAGCTGTTCGTCAACGACAATAATGATTAGTTTGTAGTGCTTCTCCGTTTCGACAAGCATCAGATGTTCTAATTTTTTGTAGCATTTCACTTCCACAAGAGGGGACAGATGATGGAATGTTAGCTCTTCATCTAAAAGATTTATGATTAAAATCGACTTTTTCAATTCCTCACCCCTTTCTTCCGTATTGCCTTTATCGGTCTTCCTCCAACGGTGGGATGCAAAATAACACATATAAAACGTGTGGTCTTCTTTTATTATGAAGATAAAATATTATATCACTCGGCTTTATGCTGATTTTGTTTGAAATAATCGTATAAGTAATATTGTCTTTATTGCATATTATATTATAAAGGGGGATACAAGATAGATGAGAAGTACACGCTTATTCCTATAATACCTATTTGTTATGATGCATTTCAAAAAATATATAAAATGAACAAATGATACGATACTAGTTTACGCCTCAGTTGCCAGGCGTAAAGATATTGAAATTTCTTCATCTTATGGTTACCGGTAGTAAGTTGTCTGAACAAGTTCATACAACTTAATATAAGATGAAGAAATGAGCGGATACAAGTTTTACGCCTCAGTTGCCAGGCGTAAAGATATTGAAATTTCTTCATCTTATGGTTAGCGGTAATAAGTTGTCTGAACAAGTTCATACAACTTAATATAAGATGAAGAAATGATAGGATACAAGTTTTACGCCTCAGTTGCCAGGCGTAAAGATATTGAAATTTCTTCATCTTATGGTTAGCGGTAATAAGTTGTCTGAACAAGTTCAT